CCAGCATTTCACCCAATGCCAAGTGTACATGCACGGCACCGACCTGAAACGTGCGCTTTACATTGCCATTTGCAAGGATGATGACCGCATTTACACCGAGCGCTTAGAGTACGACCGCGACCATGCTTTAAGCGCCATTGTAAAGGGTCAACGGCTGGCGCTGACTGACCGGCTGCCGCCACCAATAAGCACCGACCCGACATGGTTTGAATGCAAGATGTGCGCGGGACATGACTTTTGCCACGGCAGCAAGACCACCAAAGAAGTGAATTGCCGCACCTGTGCCCATTTAACGCCATTGTCTGACAGCACTTGGCATTGTGCTAAATGGGATGATCTTGTGCCGACCGAGGCGCAGTATGAAGGTTGCGAAAGCCATGTCATTCACCCTGATCTGGTGCCTTGGAAGCGTTTGGAAAGCCCTAACGATTGGGTGGCCGTTTACGAGATCAATGGCTTGGGCTTGGCTAATGGCGAGCCAGGTGAGGGCGTGTATGGCAGCAAAGAATTGCTGGCCAATGCCGAGGCGTGCGCCGACCCTGCGGTTAATAAGATCAGGGCTGAGTTTGATGGGCGGGTGGTGGGTTAATGTTAAGAGACTACCAAACCCGCACCATAACCGACCTTTACGCTTGGTTTGAGGCAGGCAATGAGGGCAACCCTTGCCTAGTGCTGCCGACCGGCTCAGGCAAGTCCCACATCATTGCCGCACTGTGCAAAGATGCTTTGCAGTCTTGGCCTGAGACACGCATCTTGATGCTGACGCACGTAAAAGAACTAATCTCCCAGAACGCCGAAAAGATGCGCCAGCATTGGCCCAATGCACCGATGGGCATTTACTCGGCAGGGCTTGGGCGCAAGGACTTGGGTGAGCCGATTACTTTTGCAGGCATCCAATCGGTGCGAACCAAGGCCAAAGATATTGGTCATGTTGATTTGGTAATCATCGATGAGGCTCATCTGGTGAGCCACAAGGATGAGGGCGGCTACCGCACTTTGCTTGCTGACCTAAAAACCATCAACCCCAACTTGCGAATCATTGGCTTGACCGCCAGCCCCTATCGTTTAGGGCATGGTTACATCACTGACAAGCCTGCCATTTTTGATGCGCTGATAAATCCAACATCTATTGAGGAGCTTATCCACAAGGGTTATTTGTCAACCCTACGGTCCAAACTGACAACCACCAAGCTGGAGGTGGACGGGGTGCATAAACGTGGCGGCGAGTACATCGAGGCCGAGCTGCAAGCAGCAGTGGACACCAAAGATAAAAACGCCAAGGTAGTGCGCGAGATCATCAATTTGGCAGGCGAACGCCGGTCATGGCTGGTGTTTTGTGCTGGTGTTGCCCATGCCCAGCACATTGCCGAGGCACTGGTGGCCCAAGGCATTATTGCCGAGTGTGTCACGGGCAAAACAATATCAAATGAGCGTGACCGAATCCTGACCGAATTCAAAGCAGGGCGCATTCAGGCGCTAACCAATGCCAATGTCTTGACCACCGGATTTGACGCGCCTAGCATTGATTTGATAGCCATGCTGCGCCCTACTATGTCGCCAGGTCTTTATGTCCAAATGGCAGGCCGTGGCCTTCGCATTGCTGAAGGCAAAACTGATTGCCTAGTGTTGGACTTTGCTGGTGTAGTTGAGCAACATGGCCCGATCACCGCCGTGAGGCCACCACCTAAAAAGGGTGACAAGCAGGGCGAGGCACCGGTGAAAGTTTGCGACCACTGCCAAGAAATATGCCACCTGTCGGTTAGAGAGTGCCCAGCTTGCGGCGAGCCGTTCCCCGAGCCGATAAAACCAGCTCTGAAATTGTCCAACTTGGACATCATGGGCGTGGAGGGCGTCGATCTTGAGGTTACGAGCTGGACATGGCGAAAGCATTTAAGTAGGGCATCAGGCAAGGAAATGCTATCCCTGACCTACTACGGTGGGCTATCTGATTTGCCAGTGACCGAATACTTAGCAGTAACGCACGACGGATATGCAGGTGAAAAGTCTCGCAGGTTATTGTCTGACATTGCATACAAAGCAGGCGTGGCGCTGGATTACAACGTAGCCGACTTGCATGAAATGGCGCAGCAGCTCACCGAGGGCGAGTCGCCGAGCGCCATTGAGTTCAAACGCGAAGGCAAGTTTTTTACTGTACTTAAAAGGACATGGACATGAGACACCCCGAACCCGAAATCGTCACCCTGTATCGCAAGACTTTGCAAGCCATGCCGCCCAAGGTTTGTCACCTTTGCGACAATTACAATAAGCATGGGGTATGTGATGAATTTAATGATGTGCCGCCTGAGAGCTTTGCAAGTGAGCCAGGTCAATGTGATTTGTGGATTGAGGTAATACCGTTTTGAACTCAGAACATTTAGAGCAGGTGCGCTTTGTTTCATGGTTTCGCAAGACCTACCCTGATACCCGTATTTTGGCTATCCCCAATGGGGGCGTCAGATCAGCCAGCCAAGGGGCTTGGCTGAAGGCCGAGGGGGTTAGTGCTGGGGTGCCTGATTTATTTGTCCCTGCGTGGTGCTTATGGATTGAGATGAAACGCGAGAAGGGCGGCACAATCTCGCCAGCTCAGCGCGATTGGATGAGCTACCTGCAAAGCATAGGCCACCAGGTCATTGTGGGCAGGGGCTTTGAGGATGCAAAAGCGCAGGTCATAAAAAAAGCCCCGGCTGGGGCTTAAGTGATTTGCTAGGATTTGTTACTTATAGATCAAGTAGAACGGCCAACAGCGCCGCTATTAAAAGGCTAGCGAGAACGAGCATCTGCGCGGCCTTTCTCGATCAGCGTGCGCGCATAGGTCTGGTCTTCAGGGCGTTCACTCGATAGCATAGCCCGCAGCTTATAGGCCACTGCCTGCGACTTGTCCGACCCTTGAGCCATCTCAAAAGCCGCACCAGCATTGATATATTCCGATTCAGAATGGTTCATGTCAGCACCCTTGCACAGATCATCTTTACTTGATTAACATCCCATATTGTGTGATTTTCAATCCCGTTATAAATGAAATCAAGGGCTTCAAGATAGAAATTTAATTCTTCTTGAAGGTCGTTAACCTGCGCTTGCAGATCGTCAACCGTGGAGGCTGGCGGCGTGAATGGCGCGAGGGCTTGGGCAAGTGCTGGGTGCATGGTAATCCTTAAAACGTAATAATATCAAACCAGGCCAATAAAAGCAGCGTAAGGGCGACTGAGTAGGCCAGCACAGCTAACATGTCCATTGCAGCAGCGCGGCGCTTTTCTAATGCTTCTTGAGATGGGGAATAGGTGTAGTGATGGCGCATGGTTTATTTTCCTTTAGCAACTGATAAGCCACTTACCCGAAAACACTTACCCGACGATAATTCAACATCAAGGGTACCGCATGGGTGTACTTTTAAAACTTTGGCAAGGTAACGCTTGCCATAAATTTCAACTTCAGCAAAATAGTTGTTTCCAATTTTAGTCATGGTTATTCTCCAGTTAAGTTATTGGGACAATTTCCCCGTATGCCCTCAGCAAGGGCATACAGTGAGAGTGTCAACGAATGATAAATTCGGGATGCTGTACTACTGCTGGAACCGATGCGGCATAAGTAAGAATTTCATTTTGACTCTTTGTGCTGCGTGCTGCGCGATACAGTGCAGAGTAAGAACGAGCAAGCAAACCAGCATCAATGTCTGGAAATTTGCTCCATGCTTGCAATTTGAGACATTCGCGGGATTCGGATTTGGTCATGGTATCTGTCCTGGTTGGTTGTTGATGTTATGTAGTGTAACTGATTTTAAGACGCGCAACAATGTTTATTGCACTATTTTCTAGGGGTTTACCCTTGGTTTAGGGGTTATTTTGATGTTAGGGTTTACCCTTAGGTTTTCTGCGTATTTTGCGTTTTTGTTGCGTATGCAGAAAACGCAAACCGTGACAAAACAGCGCAAAAGTTGCGTTTCCTGCGTATCTCTCTTAAGAGATACGCAAATACGCAAAGCGTTGTGGGGCTTCGCAAGCAGAAAAGATGATGTTAGGGTTTACCCTATGGTTTGATGTTGGGGTTTGATTGTGAGAGAATTTTAGGCAACAGGAGAAAACAAGATGGCGTATGCAATAGAAGAAGTGACGGACATTCAAGATCGCGTCATCACTGAAATTCAAACTGGGCGTTCTTTGCGTCAAGTATGCAAAGATGATGGAATGCCGGACTTTAGAACGGTTCAGCGCTGGATAGTTTCTGACGCCCAGTTTGCCGTCAAGTATGCGCGCGCACGCATGGCCCAGGCCGATACTTTGTTTGATCGCATGGAAGAAGTGGAGGAGCAAGTAAGCGCAGGCACGATGGATTCTCACGCTGCCAGGGTTGTACTTGATTCGATGCGTTGGAGGGCAAGCAAGCTCGCGCCAAAGGTGTACGGTGACCGCCTTGATGTCTCAGTCACCGACAATCGCATCAGCATCACTGGAGCATTGCAGGCAGCGCAGACGCGCCTGCTTGATGTCACTGACGCTGTGCCGCGCATTGCACATGCAGAAAACGCAAATAAAACCGAGGGGGAGGGGTAGGGCCGAGCGATAAGGGCCAACGGTGACGGATACCCCACAAACATTTTATTTTTATTTTAATTTTATTTTAATATGCAAACTACCATTTACAAACCAGAAGATGAGCAGGAATTAATG